AGGTACTATACCTGACTATTTTACTTAGGTACTATACCTGACTATTTTACTTAGGTACTATACCTGACTATTTTACTTAGGTATTTACCTGACTATTTTACTCAGTCATAGGCACTATCTTATGATACCTCTGACTATGCCTAATAGTGCTTGCAATTACTCCTAAAGTATGGCATTGTATTCCTATGGGTCATTTGATACCCTTTACCGCCTAAAGTATAGGCACTAACCTTTGGAGATACTATCATGACTAAAGTCACAAACACCCCGACTATCGAGACTCAAGTATACCTTATGGATACCGACCTACTCAAAAGTGCTAAGACCTCTCTTGAGTATGCCCTTGCCCCTCAGAAAGTATTAAGACGGGCTATGCTTACGATAGTCTGTGACCTACTAAAGGAGGCGTTAACGACTTTCCCTAAACTTTCGGATACCAACCGTATCAAAATGGTAGATGGGGTCGTCAATTCGTATGTAAGGGAATTTACTAATGGTGGGAACCAAGCCTTTGGTTTACCATCTAAAGTATTGTTCGTTACTACCCTAAAGACAGTCTTCTCACCAGAAGAATACCTTCTTATATCAAAAGGTGGTAAGATGCAGGAGGTTATCAAAAGTATAGAGAACGTCTCTAAAGACGATGATGACTCATCCGAATGGGAGAGATAGTATGCTTAAGGAGATGCTTTATCTCATAAGTATGTCTGTCATGCTTGCACTAGCCTTTTGGCTAATCATGATTATCCTTTTGAGTGCCGGATAGACTAAAGTAAGGGGCCTGTACTTAGGTATGGGCCCCCTATATTCTAAAGTATAGGTTCTCGCCCTTGGCGACTTCACCCCTATCTATAACATAAAAAAATACCTTGGACTAACAGCAGTAGCGACAAAGTGTCACACTAAGCCAAATAAACACATGCCTACCCCTTGACATACAAAAGTTAGTACCTATGTATCATAAGACAGGACAGGCTACATATGTTATACATTTGTTAAGCTTAATTAGATTACTATTAGTTTTAATCATAATAGTTAATAATTAAAAGAGACAAATGACAACATATGTTTAACTTAAGTGGTAGGTATATGTTAGTAGACTTTAGAGAAATAGTACATCATGACAACAAAAAGATCATAGACTTTAGTGTTTATTGTGTTGTCAAGTATAAGGGCAAGAAGTATTACTATATAAATAAATCTAAAGAAGACTGCTTACTAGACCTCTTAGAGTTCATCACTAATGAGGAAATCTTTGTAGAGGAACTAGAGCCTTAAACTTTCTTTTGTTGCCAATCAATAGTTTATACGAAACACACAAAATAGTTACCCTTTGGGGGTTGACATTTGCAAAATAGTACCTATGTGGTATAACACGGCAAGAGTCAAACTCATACCTCCCCAACTGTTTTAGCAATGAGTGAGACGCAGAGTAGCTGACCTTGCCCCCTTATTTTCCCATGAGAGACCTTATGACTTATCCTAAAAATCAGGTGTTGCCCTATAGTAAGCCTATCTCTAAGTATGTCCGTCAGGCAGTGCAAGACGGTGTACAGATTAAAGATATTATGGCTGCTGTAGCTAATAAGTATGAGAGTGCTCCTAGTTCCCTTGGTACCTTCTATAAGCTGTACGGTAGTGACATAGCAGAAGCCAGATCAGAGATTGTCTCTAAGGTAGGCAATGTAGTCGTACAGCAAGCCATAGACGGACACTTCGCCTCACAAGAGCTGTTCTTACGCAGCAAAGGTGGTTGGAGCCCTCAGAGCACTGTTAACGACCCCGAGGAGTACACAGACCCAGATCAGGACTCTAGTGCCATTGACGCACTAATGACCTTACTGGGCAAGGATACAGATGAAGACCCTGACACAACAAACGAAACGTAAGCTAACAGCAGACACTTTACGAGACTTAAGCTCAAGTAAGCTTAAAGAGGCTCTCAGTCAGTTAACTCCTGAACAAGCAGAAGAGTTAAAGCATGACTGGTCATTCTGGGCTAGACAAGACCAACTAGAGCCGAGCGGTAAGTGGAACACTTGGGTAGCCTTAGCTGGTAGAGGTTGGGGTAAGACTAGAGCTGGTGCTGAGTGGGTCAGGCATAGAATAAAGATGGGCGACCGTATCGTTCATTGTGTTGCCCCCACTAAAGGTGACGTCAGACGAGTTATGGTTGAGGGAGACTCAGGTCTCTTAAATGTCTGCCACAAGAGCGACAAAACCTACCGTAAGGCTGACATGGGTTATCCTGTGTGGTCTCCTACTAATAACAGCATATCTTGGGCTAATGGTGCTAAGGCTGTATTCTTCTCAGCAGAAGACCCTGAGAGGCTTAGGGGACCACAAGCTCACAGTGCATGTTGTGACGAGTTATGTGCTTGGAGAAACGCACAAGACACTTGGGACATGATGCAGTTTGGCCTACGATTAGGTAAACGACCTGTAGTCTTCGTTACTACCACACCCAAGACTACTAAACTTCTCCGTGGTATATTAGATGATGAAACTACACATGTATCCACTGGCTCTACATTTGATAACAGTGCTAATCTTGCTGATACCTTTCTTGTAGCTGTAAAGAAGACCTACGAAGGAACACGATTAGGGCGGCAAGAACTCTACGCAGAAATCCTAGATGAAGCCTCTGGCGCCTTATGGAACAGAAACCTCCTAGCATCCTGCGAAGTAGACAAAGAGGACGTTCCCCAGTTAAATCGTATTGTAGTAGCTATAGACCCAGCTATTAGTAATAACACTGATTCGGACATGACTGGTATCATTGTAGCTGGTGTAGACGTTAACGGCACTGCATATGTCATAGAAGACCATACAGGCAACTACAGTCCTCAAGCTTGGGCTGCTAAAGCTGTTGAGTTATATAGAGAGCATATGGCTGATAGGATTGTTGCCGAGAAGAACCAAGGTGGCGACATGGTTAGACATACCTTGCACACCGAAGATGAAACCTTACCAATACGTCTAGTCCACGCCTCAAGAGGTAAGATGGCTAGAGCAGAGCCAGTATCTGCACTTTATGAACAAGGGCGTGTTAAACACGTCAGAGGGCTTAACGACCTAGAAGATCAGATGGTTCAGTGGGAACCTCTTGGGTCTATGGGATCACCAGATAGACTTGATGCGATGGTATGGGCTATCACTGATCTTAGTCTTAACGGATACGCCAAGCCTCAACTTAAATTGGCCTACAGTTCGGCTAAAGGACTATTATAGATGCCTAGAAAACTAAGCCAGAGTAAGGCCACACAGACCCTTGGAGTAAGTGGTCAGAATGTTCGTAACGGTCAGATTCGTTCTGACGAGTTTATACCTGAGTTACGAGGTAAAGCTGCGATACGAAAGTATCGGGAGATGAGAGACAATGACAGTACTATTGGTGCGGTTATGTATGCTGCTGAACAAGTACTTCGTGATGTCAAACTCAAGGTGGAGCCAGCTAATGATACCCCTGCAGCAAAGACTGAAGCAGAGTTTGTCGAGAGTATTCTTGATGATATGGAACACTCCCTTGATGATCATATCGCAGAAGCACTATCAAGCCTTAGTTATGGCTTTGCTTGGTTTGAGGTTGTCTATAAGCGCCGTGTTGGGCCTACTCAGAGATCGTACAAGAAATATAGTAAGCATACTGACGGACGTATGGGTGTGCGCAAGATTGTGTGCCGTGCGCCTTGGACAGTCTCTCGGTTTGATGTAGACACCAAGACAGGCGAAGTATTAGGACTTTATCAGGACACAGGTTATGCCCTCTCACAACACTATATCCCAGCTAACAAAAGCCTTTATTACCGTACTACCAGCATTAACGGTGATCCTAGTGGCCGTAGTATCCTACGTAACGCTTATACGTCTTACCAGTACTTAAACAACCTACAGAGCATAGAAGCTATAGCAGTGGAACGTGAGTTAGCTGGTATCCCAGTTGCTCGTATCCCCTCTGAGTATCTCTCAGGAGACGCTACAGCAGCACAGGCAGGTTTTGTTGCCAATCTTGAGGGAATCCTCCGTGATGTAAAGTTCAACGAACAGGGCTACATCATTACACCTAGTGATACCTATCCTGACAAAGATGGCTCTCCTACAAACATCCGTCTGGTAGACGTGGAGTTGATGAGTTCTAGTGGCACTCGTAACTTATCTATTGACCCCATTGTAAGACGGTATCAGCATGACATTGCCCGTAGTGTACTTTCTGAGTTTCTTATGCTTGGTGGAGGTAACAACGGATCATATGCGCTTTCTAAAAGTAAGACTGACCTGTTCCTACGTGCCCTAGAGAGTTACATTCAAGCTATCGTAGATGTTCTTAACAAACAGTTAGTAGAACGCTTGTGGCAGCTTAACGGACTTAACTACGATCTGATGCCTTGCATCAAAGCTGGTGATGTCGCCCCACATGACCTACGTGAAATCTCAGGGTTCTTGCGTAATCTTAACGGTGCTGACATTGACGTAAGCGACCATCCAGAGGTTATAACAGACCTTATGGCTATAGCAGAACTTAACTACAACCCCGACCTGATCATACAAGACACACAAGATGACTTACCCACTGAGGAAGCGTCAGAAGAAGATAATAAGGAAACAAACTAATGCCAACTATTACAACAGCTCTTAGCAAGAACTTTAAGATTGAGTTGCTTAAGGGTGGACACAAC